GACGCTTGGCGCGACGCTTCCGGCATGCTCTGGGAGCCGAACACGCTCGCGCCGATCGACGCGCCGCAACTGAAGCTCGATCGCCGCGACTGGCTGATCGGAACCGTTACCTATACCCGCGACGAAAGCGGCCAGCATGCGCGGCTCGGTCTCTGGCCGCCCGAAGCCTTCTCGATCGAGCCGACCTCGCCGAACATGCTGACGACGAACGCCGACGTAGGCGGCAACAATCCGACCAAGCCGAACGCCGACGCTTCGCCGCCGACCAAGTTCGAACCGGCCACGGCGACGGTCGCGACATGACCGTGGCGAACCGCCTATATCGCCGGATCATGATGTCGGTTGCGCCGGTCAAGATTACCGCGACCGACGATAGCGGACCGATCCACCGCGCACAGGTCCGGGGCTTTCCGAACGAAACGATCGACGCGATGCCGGTGCTCCAGATTTACGGTCTCGCCTCGCATGCAATGCCAGGGTCCGACGGAACAGCAATTTTCGCGAGCGGCGACCGATCGAACGGCGTCATCATCGCGACCGGCAATCAGCAATTCCGACTGCGCAATCTAAAGTCTGGCGAGGTCGCGCTTTATGACAATCACGGCAGCGTCGTGAAGCTCGCCGAGAGCGGCAAGATCGAGATCGCTTGCACCGGCACGGTTACCGTCGCCGCGCCGACGATCAACGTCGCCGGCAAGGATGGCAGCAAAGCGACGATCAACCTAACCGGCGATATCCACGCGACCGGCACGATTACCGCAGATACGATCACCGCGCCGCACGGAAAGGTCGGACCGTGACCGGCTGGATCGAGGGCACCCAGACCGCGTGGGATGACGAAGGAACCATCTGGGATGCCGGCACGCTGTGGGACTATACCGGCACCGGGTTGTCGGTTCCCGTCGCCGATGGGCCCCTCGCGGCGGCGAACGCGACCGGCGACATTTACATCCTCTGGGACAACGGCAACGCGCAAGGCGACTGGACGCTTGCGGTCGGCGATCTCCAGACCGGCCAGGACTTGGAGACCGCCTGTCTCGTGAGCCTCTTTACCGACAAGCTCGCGACGCCCGACTTCGTGCCGACTGATGGATCGAGCGACCGTCGCGGCTGGTGGGCCGATCCTTACAACGACCAGCCGCTCGGTTCGAATCTCTGGCAGTTGGAGCGCGCCAAGAAAACCCGCGACACGCTCGGTCTCGCGCAACGCTACGCGGCCGACGCGCTGCAATGGCTAATCGATGACGGCGTGGCGAAGGATATCGTTATAAACGCATCCTGGCTGGGTGGCGCCGGCTCGACCATGCTTGGGATCGGCATCGCGATCGTAAAGCCGGATGGCAGCGTGACGCGCTTTACCTTCGGCTGGGCGTGGCAAGGTCTCGCCGTGCTCGCCTCGCCCGTCCAAGTTCCGCCGCCGCCTATGCAACGCCAGCGCGCAATGGTGAGGTGATATGCCGTTCGCTCGATCGACCTTGACCGCGCTTCGGAACACCGCGGTCCAGGACATCACGACCAGCGGCGTTCCCGGTCTCGACGGCTTGCTACGCAACAGCGTGCTCCGTGTGCTCGCCTGGGTCATGTCGGGACTGGCGTATAGCGTCTATGGTTATCTCGACTGGATCGCGCGCGAGGCCGTGCCGTTCACCGCAACCGATGAGTATCTGTTCGCCTGGGCCGCGTTGATCGGCGTTTACCAAAAGGACAGCACGCCCGCGACCGGCTGGGCGCAATTCACCGGCGCGGCCGGTCTCGTACTGCCCTCCGGCGCGTCGCTGACACGCCAGGACGGCACCCCCTATACGACGACCGCCGATGGCACCGTTGACGCTACGGGACTTCTGGCGGTGCCTATCGTCGCTGCCGTCAACGGCGCCGGAACGAACGCCGATATCGGCGTTGCGATCGGAATCGACTTTCCGGTGCCAGGGATAAACTCAGGTGGCGTAACCGCGACGCCGTTGACCGGAGGCGCCGACCAGGAGACGCAGGATGAACTGCGGACGCGCATGCTGTTCGAGTATGCCAATCCGCCGCAGGGTGGTTCCGTCGCCGATTACGTCGAGTGGGCGCTCGAAGTGCCGGGCTGCACGCGCGCTTGGGTGCAGACCGGAGGTCTCACCGGCAGCCTGCAAGTCTATCCTATGTTCGACGAAGCGAACGCCGCACACGGCGGCTTTCCGCAAGGCACCGATGGCGTTGCGACGGAGGAGACGCGCGCGCCGGCCGCGAGCGGCGATCAGCTTATCGTCGCCGATCATATCTGGCCGCTCCAGCCGGTAACCGCGCTGGTGTTCGTCGCCGCGCCCGTTCCGTTGCCGATCGATATCACGCTCGGCTCGCTCGATCCGCTGACGGTCGAGATCGAGACGGCGATTACTGCGGCGCTGCGAGACGCTTTCCTGGTAATCGGCGAGGTCGGCGGCACGATCTATCCGTCGCAGCTTTATGAGGCGATCTCGGCGACACCTGGAGTAAACCGCTTCGATATCATTACCCCGACTGCGCCGATCACCGCGCCAGCCGGAGCGCTCCCGATCATGGGCACACTCTCGGTCGCCTGATGCCGCTCCCGATCGCGTCCGCCGTCGATTATCTCTGGCAGTTCCAAAGGCTGTTGCCGCGCGGTCGCGTCTGGCATCGCGGCTGGGGCACTGTGCAGGCCGCCGACCTGCTGACCCTCATGCCGACCTGGGCGCGGTTGCATGCGCGTGCCGGGGAGGTGATCGCCGAGACGTTCCCCTGCACCGTCGCCGCCGAGATGTTGCCGGAATGGGAAGCCACACTCGGCCTGCCCGACTGCGCACCGTTGGGAACAGTCCAGCAACGCCAACAAGCGGTGTGTGCGAAATTCTCGATGCGCGGCGGACAGTCGATCGACTATTTCGTCGAACTTGCCGCCGCCTATGGCTACACGATCACGATCGAGCAATATTCCGCGTTCCGGGTAGACATCAATAGGGCTGACGAACCGCTCTATGGTGACGGGTGGGATTACGCCTGGACGGTCGTCGCCTCGGCGGAAACCGTCACCTACTTTTCCGTCGATCGGTCGCACGTCGAAGAACCGCTCGCGTGGTGGGGCAACGCGCAACTCGAATGTCTGATCGAGAAGTATGCGCCCGCGCACACGATCCCGATGTTCGAATACACCTCCACACCAGGGGAATAATCCAATGCACCGGATTGACGATCCGACCGCCGTCCCGACGCTACCGGCGCCGCGACCCGCAGGCACGCCGGGCTACTTCACGGGCGGCTCGCCGGGGACCGGAGGCTTCCTCGCGACCGTCGTCCGTTATGAGTTCATGAACGCACTGCAAGAGGAACTGGCGGCGATCGTCGCGGCTGCCTCGATCACTCTCGACAAGACGAACAATAATCAGGTGCTCGCCGCGCTGCGCGCGATGCTGCGCTTCAAGCTCGCGCAGGATACAACCTTTTATGTTAGCCCGACCGGCAACGACAGCAACGACGGACTGACCGCCGCGACGCCGCTCCGCACCGGACAAGCTGCCTGGAACAAGGCGCTTACGATCGACCTCAACAACCACAACCTGACGCTAAAATTCGCCAATGGCACATACACTGATCCGCTCTACTGCACTGGCGCGCCGCTTGGCGCCAACCCGAATGGTGTCACCATCCTGGGCAACGTCGCGCAGCCGAATCAGGTTATCTTTGCGCCGGCCAGCGGTGTGTCCTGCATTACCGCCAACAATGGCGGAGTTGCTTTTGTGGAGGGCGTTTCGCTGACGGCACACGGTGTGCCGGCCAGCTATCAGAATATGGGCGGAGGTCTGGTCGTCGGAAGCGCTGGTTACATCGCCTTCAGTAATGTTATCTTTCAGCAATGCGACTGGTCGCACATCGTCGCGCTGGGTAGCGGGATCGTATCATCGAACGGCAATCCTTACTCAATCGCGGGCGGCGGCGGGTGCCATATGCTGGCAACGCTCGGTGGCGAGGTCACTAATGCCAATTCAGCCGTTGCCATAACCGGCACTCCGGCTTTTGCCACCAGTTTCGCGAACGCGGACGCGCACGGCATGGTCATAACTTATGGCGCCGCTTACTCCGGTGCCGCAACCGGCGTGCGCTTCGTGGTCGGCAATGGCGGACTGATTCACACGAACGGCGGCGGTCCGAACTTCCTGCCCGGCAACGCGGCGGGCATCACCAGTGCCGCGACCTATGGCGTCTATATCTGATCGCCCATGAGCTTCCTGGCGAGCGATCCGCACCGCCACATTACGGGCAAGCCGGCCGGCAACGGACATTGCGTCGCCTTCGTCGTCGCGTGCACCGATCTCGGCCCCTCGACGACATGGCGACGCGGCGATCCGGTGATCGGCTCCGGCGCGGCACCGCTGACCGCGATCGCGACCTTCGATCGGAACGGTCGCTATGCGTCGCGGACCGATAGATCCTCGCATTGCGCGATCCTGCTCGCCGAGCATAGCGACGGCTCGCTTACCGTGCTCGATCAGTGGCTCGGCCAGCCGGTCCACGAGCGGATCATCCGCAACCGCGCCGGAGCCGGCGACGCCGCGAACGATGCGAGCCGGTTCTATGTCGTGGAGATCGCCTAGATGGCCGAACCGGAACCGCCACCGCCGTCGTCGAGCAGCAGCGTTATGGTCTCGATCAGCGAGCGCTTGATCCGCGTCTTGCCGCCCGCGTTCATCGCGCTCCTGGTCATCAACGTGCTGTTCATTGGCGTAATCGCCTGGGTGTTCGACCATAACGCCGAGACCCGCAACGCGCTCCTGACCAAGATCGTCGAGCGCTGCCTGCTCGCGCCGAGCAACCGACCATAACGCAAAGGGGGCGCCGAAGCGCCCCCGTCGTCGTCAGGCTAGGAGGGGGTCTAGGCGCTGGCTAGGCGGCGCCGGCTAGGACGGTAGGGGTCCGGCCGGTCCGCGCCGCGTAGCGCGCCCCTAGGCGACCTAGCCGGCCGGCCCGTCGCCGAACACGATCCCCGCGTCGAGGAGCATCCGGAGAAGCGGCGTCGCCGTCGCGAGCGGCAGCGTCAGGTCGAGCTTGATCCGCGCTTCGCCGGTCGCGGTAACGACGAAGGATAGCGCCTCGACCGCGCGCGTCGGACCGATCCTGGCCGGTGACGTTACCAGCGCGACCGCTTGCGCCGGAGCCGGAACGCCGGGCTTGCGCGGCATCAGGTCGGTCTCGGCAATGCCAGTCGCCTTGGCGAGCTTCGCGCGCAGCCGGGGCGCTGGGGCGCCGGTCGCAGCTAGCCACTTGTAAACCGTCGCGCTCCCCCTGCCCTGGCCGAGCGCTTCGGATAGGTCCGGCGGCATCCAGTCGCGCTCTTTCAGGAACGCGCGAAGCCGGGCCGCGATGTGACCATACATCGCGACCTGCTGGCGGCTTGCCGTTGCCATTATGCCGCCCTCCCCTTGCCGGAGACGACGCGCAATCGCGTCGAGCGCGGCGCTTCGGCGTGGCGCACCAGGACATACCAAGCGTCGCGCATGCAGACGGTCCGCGTCTTGAAGCCTTGCCGGCTCGCCGAACCGTTGCGCGCGATCCACTCCCAGCCGGTCAACAGCCGAAGCTCGCCTTCGCGGCGGTTCTCATTCCAGAGCTTGGTGTCCTCGACGTTGACGTAACGGAAGCGCGCGACGGCCTCGACCTCGGCGATGATGTCGTTTGGCAACCACATCTCAGCGGCCCTCCGAAATTGACACGTCCGTAACCCGCTCCTGCACGAGATCGTAGGAACACTCGATCCGAACGTGCGCCCAGGCGCCGAACTTGTTTTGGAACTGGGCGTCAGACTCCAGCAGGACGGCTTTCCCCTCTTTCATGTAAGGTCTGATGCTTGCGTTCATGTAACCGCCGAAGTTTTGGGGCCAGTGTGCCCATTTGGGTTCGCCATATTTTGCTTTCGCGGTGGCGGCGGTTTCGCACGCCCGCCTTAAGTGCGTCCAACCGTTCCAGTTGTTCGCGACTTCCTCATCGCTGGCGCACAGACGCCAGTCAGTCGTGCAACTCGGCGGCGGCGGCGCTGGTGGCCCGCGATTGGCGGCAAAAATAACGGCCAAGAGGGCAACGACGGCTACCACGAGGCCAACGCCCGGCGCGATCCTGGCCATCACGCCGCACCTTCCGGCTGTCGCATGATGAAAAGCTCATCGACCGCCCGCCGCGCCGCGGCCTGGGCCTCCGGATGGACCGGCCCGTCAGGGATCACCGAGCGGAGCCGGGATTCGATGCGGTTGTCAGCATCCTCGGTCAGCACGGGCGCTGAGGCGAGGCCGGACACCTTGCCGTTGGCGCGTCGCTCGATCTCCGGCGTAGACACCATAACGTGCTTGCCGTCATCGTCCCGCCACGCATAGCTCACAACGAGTATCTCGCGGCGATCCTCGCGGTCCCGCGGCAGCACGGCCGGGTGCATCGGATCGGCGCGATCCTCCGGCCGGGCGGAGGCGATCCATGCCTCCGACATAAACGTTACGGCATGGGCGTTGTGAGCCAGAGCCATTATCGCGGCCGCGGCGTAGGCTAGGTCTTTCTGCTGGTCATCGGCGGCCGGCACCATCACCGGGATCAGGCCCTGCTCGCAGTGTAGAATGAACATCGGCCGCAGCTCGCCCTTCTCCATCAGCATCCGTCGCGCGAAGGCGAGGTCGAACTGAAATTGCTGCTCGCGAGTGACCGCCTTTTTGGGCTTGTAGACCATCACGCCGCCTCCCTCAGTTGCACGACGTTGCTATCGCTCGGCTCGACCAAGCCGGCGAGCGCGAACGCGGACGGCGCGCCGTCGAGAAGCTGATCCGCCCACGCGCATGCAACGCGCCGACGCGCGTCGAGGAACTTCGCTTTATTGTAGCGCCCCTCGACTTCGCCGAACGTCTTGTGCGCGAGCATGACATCGATCACGCGGCCCTCGGTCGGATCGGCTTCGTTGCAGATCGTCGAGAACGTCGCGCGCCAGCCGTGGATGGTATGCCGGCCGACCATGCCGACCGCCGGCAACGCGAGGCTCAGCACGTCATTCAAGCCGCTGCGCCCCAGGCTGTCGCGATTGCCGCGACCGGGAAACACGTTCGGACTCTCGATGCCGAGCGATGACGCGAGCGCGCGGGCGGCGCGGAACACGTCGGCGGCTTGCGGCGCCAGCGGTATGACGTGCTCGCGCTTTTTGCCGCGCCGGCCTTTCATGCGCGCGGCCGGGATCGTCCAGGTCATGCCGTCAGGCCCTTCCGAGACCTCCGACCATTGCGCCTCGACGCCCTCCAGCTTGCGCACTGCGGTCAACGCGATCAGCCGGTGCGCGAGCTTGAAGAACGGCGAGCATGCGACCCCCTCCATCGCCGCCAGGACCGTCCGCGCTTCCTCGATCGTCTCGACATGCGCGCGGCTCACTTCGGCCGGATCACCGGCGACGCGCTTCGGTAGATGCTTGGCGATCTTCCGCACCGGATTGATCGCCACGTCGTCAAAGTCGTGCGCATAGTCGAATAGCAGTTGCAAGGTATGCCGGACATGAACTGCTTGCGCGCGGAACCGCTCGACCATGCCGCCGATAAGCTCCGCGATCTCGTGCGTCGTCACTTTGCCGATCGGCCGATCGCCGATGACCGGTAGGATGTGCTTTTCGAGTCTAATCTCGACATCGCGCTTGTAGGTCGCCGACCAGCCGCGCGATCCCGGCGCGACCTTCAGCCAGCGCTTAGCGATGACGCGGACCGTTGCCGCGTTTGCCGCGATCCGCGCGGACCGTTGCTCGCGGCGCTCATGCGCCGGATCGCCGCCAGCGCGCACCGTTTGCCGGAACTCCTCGCGCTTGCGCTTCGCGTCTGTCACGGACATTTCGGGCCAGCGGCCGATCGTCACTGCCTGATGCTTGTCCTCGACGTGGTAGTGCACCACCCAACTCTTGGTGCCGACGGGGCTGACCAGGAGATAGATACCATTGCCTAAACGCATAGTCTGGGGCTTGCCCGTAGGCTTCGCGGCTCGGATGTCATTGGCTGTGCAGAGACGGGTTGCGGCGGGCCTGCCGGAGGTGGTAGAGGTCGTCATGTTGCGGGTTTCCTTTCGTTACAAAAGAGAACGGCGCCCCGTTGCCTGGGGCGCCGTTGCTCCGTCGGTCAGTCGTCGCGCTTGTCAGGGTAATGGCGCGCGGCGAGGGCGACTAGTTCGCTCAGCAGTATCTTGATCTTGACCGCCTGCTTGGCGGGAGGGGGATCGTCGGAGTTTCCGATGCAAAGCGCGTCGAGCGCATCCCTAATCTCCCGCTCCCGGTCCCTGAGCGCTTCGCGGTAGACGCCCGGTAGCCTTCGCATCTCCATCCGCTCTTCCATCGTCGGCGTTTTCAATGGAAGCCTGCCCCCGCCGGCGCGGCGGTCGCGATCGCGGTCTCGATTACGTCGAGCGCGCCATTCAGGTCCGCCGCGAGCTTGTCGTTGCCGCTTTCTTCGGCGGCGCAGCAATGGTCGGCGAGATCGCGCCGAAGCCTTTCGAGATCGTCGCGGCTCGGCGGCGGCTTGGTCGGTTGAGTCGTTGTCATAGTCAGTTCCCTTTCATTGGCGGAGTGCGAGAAATCGCAAAATCGAACCGTCCGACCTTGGCAGACGCTTGCATTCCGTGCAAGCCATAGGCGCCTAAACCGGCGGAAAATCAAGGGAATGTCAGACCTTGGCGCGCTCCGGCATGGCATGCCGCGTTGTGTTCAACAATGTCGGCTAGGCCAGATCCGGCTAATATATCAACGGGTTAGCCGAAAGCGCGAAAAAACCATGCGAGATATCATGCGGACGCGCATAGGTCGCCTGACCGCGTTGCATATCTTGCAACCGGACGGTCAAAACCGGAGCGTCGGCGTATTGGCTGCAATGTAGACGAACAAACCGGCGACGCCGACCGCAACGCCGATCAGGAACGCGGCGGCGATCGCGAACGCGAACCACACCTAGGGCCGACCCTTCCGTTCGCGCACTTCCGGCGTCGGCGCCATGCGCGCGACCTCCTCGATCGATAGCGGCTTGCGCCATTGCATCGTTACGCGCGCATCGGGGTCCGCGACCAGCGGCTCAGTCGTGCCGCACATCACCATGATCCGATCGCGGATCGCCTCGACCTTTCGAACCGTCGATAGGCTCCAACGGAGCACAGGAACCGGCCCGACGTTCCGCACTTGATGGCATAGCGAGAGATGCCAGAGCGGACGCCCGCCGGCATAGACGGTTCACTCCATCCCGATATTGACCGTCAGGCACGCCGACACGGTATCGCCAGCGCGCCAGTAATGCCCGGTGACGATCTGCCGCTCGGGATCGAATACCGGATGCGCAAGCGCGAATTCAATCTGTGATCTCACGGCTTCCTCCTTGATCGCTTCGCTAGGGCCGTTTTCCGCGCGCTACGCGGCGTCGCGCATGCCGCCGCTATGGTTGCGCCCACCGGCGCCGCAAGCCAGCCTTGGGCCTCCGCACAGGCGCGGCACCAAGCCTGAGCTCGGGCGCCGCGATCGATCAGGACATGGCCCGGCGCATAGGTCGGCTCGCTGCCAGGAGCGACCGAGATCGCTTTCCGTCCGCAAGCGCACCGCGGCAGCTTCATCGTCCGCACCGACGCTGAAGCACGACGCGCACTCCTCGAAGAATCTCGATCGCTTCCGTTACCAAGGCGAGCTTGTAGGCAGGCGACGATCTCCTGT